GGTGTAGTCTATGTCCATTGAGGTGGTGACAGCCTCTTGAATAAAAGTTGAGCAGTTCTATTATGATAGACTTGATAGGTATTAAGTCTGATTATGTCGATAACCAGACTTATCAATAGGGTGGGGGTTATGAGATGAGTTACAAATCAACTCTAATTCATTAGGGGTAAAGTCTGACCACATAAACATGTCGGAAAAACAATAACCAAAGACATTTAATGCAATAACGAATAGAACCATGAGAATAAAAACAATTAAACTGCTACGCTTAACAACCAAGATGTTCTCCTTTTAATGATTTAAGGTAACTAGATATGTCAGACTGCGATGATTGGAATGCTAAATCTTCACGATGTCCCAAGGCCGCAGAAGGCTTTGAGCCGTATCACAAATGGATACCTACGTCCTATTCCAAGAGCCCAGGAAATATCTCAGTTCAAATGTTAATGTGTGGTGTATGCTTCCATGAAGTAAATATCAGTGAAGCATTTAAACACCGAGATTGTTTTAAGAGCGAATAAAGTCTTGGTACTTTTTGATGGAGTCTTCTTTCTTGGCCTTACCTTTTTCAGTATTGTAATATTTCTTATAGTAATCCCAAATCCCATCTATATCTTTCGCATCAGGCAGAGTGCCAGGCATTCTAAGATAATGAATCCGAGACATTGCCGTAGCATAATGAAGGTCATATACCAATCGTTCTATCTCTGGAATCTTATTGCAGCCAAAGTGAATTGCCATAAGGGTAGCCAATTGATTGCGAGCGCGTATATAGTTAACCCATATGTCAGTGTAGGTGTTTGGCTCCATTTGGTATATGCCTAGAGCTGGGCCTTTAACTTGAGCAAGGAGCGTACCACCCAGAGATTCAGCAGCGCATGTGAAGACAAGGAGTTCTTCTGCGCTCTTGGAATACAGTCTAAGCTTAGACAAGACAGGTTCTACTATCAAACTACGGAACTGGGAGCAATCTAGCATAATCATTCATCCTTAAATGTTAATTGTGTTATCTTAAACCATATGAAAGGGAATTTCATTTATGTCACAGATTGATGCAAAAAGCCTTTATTTGCAATTCAAAAAGGGCGACAGAGCTTACAATGAAGAAACTCATTGCCCCATGATACTTGAGGTAATGAACGATGAGGGAACGGCTGTGGCATTCATGAAGAAGGCTACAATTAGTGATACCCTATTTTACAAGTGGCTTAAAAAGCACAAAGTGTTTAGAGACTGCTATGCTTATGGCAAGATTCTATCCAAGGCAAACTGGGAAGAAGAAGGCGAGCAGGGAAAAGATGAAGAGTTTTTTAACTTTGACCTATGGCGCATGAAGGGTGCAATGCGTTATGGTATAGGCAAGAATCGGGTTCGGTTCGGGATTGATGCAAAAGCATCACCCTATGTACAATACCAGCAGTTAGTGGAGTTATCAAACGCAGAGGAGTTTAATGCGTCTGAGATTAAACAGTTAATGGAGTCAATCAACGTAGGTATACGCGCGTTTGAGTCTTTTGAACTTCAAGCTCAGGTCACAAAGATACAAGATGATGTGAACCAAATGGGGGTAAGAAGTGCCAACAATTTTAACGCAATTGAGAAAGCTTCAAAAACAGATTAATATTCCATATGCAATTCAGTTTGTTGATCGCGAAGTTTTAGAAACGGAGTTTCAAAACAAGGTTATATACGTACACATTTGGATTTGATAGGAGATCGACCCGATGAGCAAATTATCAAAATGGCTAAAGAAAGCAGAGAAAGCTATCTCTAATGCTATTCCACACCAACATTCGGCAGACAGACGCGCAGCAAACCAAGCCGTGGCTGAGCAAATAGACTACTACAAAGGTGCCAAAGAAGAAATGGCCAAAGAGTCTGCTCGTGTCGATGAAGACCGCGCCTCACAAAAAGATAAAATTGCCAAGAAGCAGATTAAGAGCGCAAGACGCGCCTATCGTGCTCCAGGTTTTATGGATGAAGCAAGCTCAGGTTACAGTGATACTTTAGGTTAAACCAAGGAGTGGTTTATGGCAACGCTATCAAATGTTTTGAGTGGCAATAATCCGCTATCTCAAATGAAATCTATGTCCGGTACTGGTCAAGCCCAAAGATTTGGAGACTCGTCATCGGTTCCCGATATCGTATTTAACCCCACTCAACGACTGGATAACCAGTTAAAGACGTCAAGTCAGGTACAAAATTATGCTGCCTCTAAGGCAATGTCAGAACAAGGGCGTACGGATATGCGCGGTAATGTATTGGGTTATGCCGATACATTAGGGTAAACCACTAAAGGGATTTACATGAATAGTACTGAGTTAGCGCGTGGCGTGGACGAAGTTCTTGAGCCTCAGAAACTTTGGGAACTGTTTAAGAAGCGCAGAAGTAATGCGCAGCAGGTAGCAGACCTTTGGGCATCATTGCTCGAAGCCTGTTATTACTATGCTGTGCCATACCGTAACCGTTTCTATCGACCCAAAGAACAGCAGGGCGAGTTCAAGGGAAGCAGATTATATGATACCACCGCGGTGGAAGCAACAAAGACATTCGTATCAAAGCTTCACGATGCTATGACACCACCCCAGGTTCAATGGGGTTATTTAGATATTGATGAGTCATTCGATACAGAAGAGGATATTGATAGAAACACAGCACAGGAAGTGCTGGACAACTACATGCGAAAACTATTCGTGTACCTACATGAGTCGAACTTCGATGTAATCATAAATGAATGCTATTTTGATTTAGCAATCGGAACAAGCTGCTTGGTGATAAACGGATTTACCGATGAGCAGCCCTTATTATTTAGCTCAGTACCCATGGACAAACTTGCCATTGAAGAAGCAATGACAGGACGCATTGAATCATGGTTTAGATACTGGGAAGACGTGAAGATAAATGAAATCCAGATACGCTGGAAGAATGCAATCTTAACGCCTGAAATGATTATGATGGTCATGGATAACCCTGATGCGGTAGTCCAGACCCTTTACGAAGGCGTGATGTACATGCCTCATCGTAAAAAACCTTATATCTACATGGTAGGTACGCAAGAGTGTCCTATCCTGCTGGAAGAGTTTGAGTCTAATCCTGGTATCGTTTGGCGATTCCAGAAGGTTAACTCCGAAGTCTTTGGTCGCGGCCCAGTCATGGACGCACTGCCTTCAATTATTTCCTTGAATGAACTCGCGAGAATTGAGTTAGCAGCGGCCAATCTAAATACATTTAAACCCTACATGGGATTTTCAGATGCTGTTTTTAATCCTCATACTTTTAAGCTGGAGCCTTTTACTGTTATTCCCATTGCTCCTATTGGTGCTGGTGGTTCTCCTCCTCTCATACCTTTACCGGACTCTAGTAATCCGCAGTTCTCGCAGTTGACGATTGCTGATTTAAGAATGCAGATTAAGACTTTATTGTTTAATGACGTGAACCCGAATGAATCTATCCAGCCTGAGACGGCGGCTGCCGTGATGATTCAACAACAGAATTTGGCTCAAAGGATTGGGCCACTCTTTTCTCGTTTACAGCAAGAGTTCTTATGGCCTGTGATTAAGCGATGCTCCTACCTTCTGGATAAAATGGGCTTGTTGCCAAAGCCTGAACTCAAAGGGATTAAGGTTAATTTCAGATACCGATCACCTTTGGCTTTAGCTAAAGCTCAACAGGATATCTCACGCTTTACCCAGTACTACCAGTTAATGCAAGGCGTGTTTGGCCCAGGCCCAGCACTGATGTATATCAACCCTGGACTTGCTCCTTACCTCATAGCTGAACAAATGCAGGTAGATCCACGTTACTTAAATTCTCCAGAGCAAGTTCAACAAGCAGCCCAGAACGCACAGAACATGCAGGATGAGGCTATGAATAATCCTAATGGCGAAGGCCAAGGACAACCACCGGAAGGAGCACCGCAGTAATGAGTGAAGAAACTAACCCGTACCTACAACAGGAAAATTACTTTGAAGGCTATCAGAAGAAAATTGACGAACTTAAACATCGGCCTGATGTTGTGGAGTTGGACAAACTTTGTTACATGGTCTTCGCTTCTGAGGATGGCAAAAAGCTCCTTAATGAATTCGTTGAACGGTACTTGTTGCCAGGATTTGTTAATCCAGGCGCACCAGACCCAGGCCAAGCAGCATTGTATTACGAAGGATTCAAAGAAGGCTTTAGATTAATTCGCGGTAGCATTAAAGCTCACCAACAACGAATCGAAGCGGAGAAAAATCAACTATGAGTTTATTAGATGAAGGCACTACAACCCCACCAGTTACAACTCCAGAAGATAGCGGAACAAATGCGCCAGACAGCCCAAGCACAGGCTGGTTCTGGGATGCCAATACTCCAGGACAAGGAGACCGTCCAGAGTTCTTGCCTGAAAAGTATAAATCAGTCGCAGATGTGGCCAAAGCCTATAAAGAGTTAGAGAGCCGTCTAGGTACGGCTCCTAAAGAGTATGACTTCTCCAAGGGCGATTCCTGGATGGAGCCAGACTATGAACCATTCCATGAGATGGCTGAGTTCGCACGCTCCAAGCATGTACCACAAGATGTAATGGATAAGATGCTTGAAAGTGTTGGAATGTACTTGGATGAGTTCCGAACTGATATGGGTGAGGAGAAAGCCAAGCTCGGTGAGAAAGCAACAGAGCGATTACAGATTCTAAACAACTGGGCGAAGTCGAACCTTACTGAGAAATCATTTAATGCGCTGACTGCTGGTATGAGAACGGCTGACCAGATTGAAGCACTTGAGGAAATACGAAACCGTATGCTTAATAATACTACAATGGTTCCAGGTGGAAACACTTCTGTAGCTACGGGTGGTATGACTTTGGAAGAATATCGTTCAGAGCTTAATGCAAACTTTGCCAAGTACAAAACAGACCCTGCGTATCGAAAAGATATGGAGAAGAAACTGGAGAACATAGTAGGAAGAAAGTAGCCTATCTTTAGGGTAGGCTTTACATTATTAGAATTGTTTACTATATTAGTCCATATACGAACAGGACACCTCTCACAGAAGCCCTAACGGACACCTTCATAACGTGATAGCCCTAACTAGTAATTGAGTCGTTTTGCCGATGTCGGGAAGACGTTATTAATTATTTGATGAGGGATTATCATGTCAATGTCACTTACTGCTGTACAACAAACAGACTTCGATGAATTAGTAAAAGCGGAATACCGTTCCAAAGGTTTCCTTTTGCGAGATTCAGTACGTTTAAAAAATGATGTTATTGGTGCTTACGAACAGTTTCGTAAAGTAGACCAGGTAATATCTGTGCCTACTGCTTACTTAGCAGCCGTTACTATCCAAGACCCTGACTACACCAAGGTTACCTGCTTGATTCAAAAGTACACCACTCCTACTGCGGTCGATACCGTTCAAGAGTTGACTGTTAACTTTGATGCCAAGATGGAAAACGCGATGTTGGTTGGGCAAGGTATGGGTAGACGTTCTGACCAAATCATCATCGATGCTTTGGCTGCTGGCCCTGGTTCTACCATTGTTGATGGTGGCACTAACTTTAACTATGAAAAATTCACTCAAGTGTACGAGTACTTTGAAAACAATGCTGTTCCTAAGGGTGAGCGTTGGATTGCGTTAAGCGCGAGTAACGTGCGTTCTTTAATGCAAGATGACCAGTTTGTTTCTACTTTCTACACAGAAAATAGAATCTTAGACCGTGGTTGGGTGCTTGATTACTTAGGAATCAACTTAGTAAC